CCAGCGTCGCGGATGTCGCTGTCAACCGTGACCGCGTAGGCCGCGATGTCGCCAGGGATCGGCGCTTGTGGAACCGGCGTCATGTTCCCGTCGAGCGGTTGACCTGGCTGCAGGTCGACCTCAATCATCTCGCCGTCGAGGCCCTGCGCGATCTTCGCAGCCGCATCCTCGGACAAGAAGCCAGCGCGTACCATCCATTGCCGCGCCATGCGCCGAACGCCCTGCGCTTGGTAGCTTCGGATGAGGTTCATCTCTCGGAACTGGTCACGACTGCGAGCAAGCAAGCTGTAGCCTCGCAGCGGAGTGTCAGGGTCCCGAGAGAAGTACAGCGGGATGATCGGCACAACGGGCCTGCCCGATGCGGACTTGAACGGAATGCCCGTGGTCTCGTGCTGGAGCTCCGCTTCGGGCGCACGCTCATCGGCTGCGGCGGTCGCCTCGAGGGCGCCGACCTGAACCTTGACGCCCTGGAAGACGAACGTGTCAGGCTTGCGGAAGTCCTCGCTCCATACGAGCAGCTTGTCGGCCTGCAGGTCGTACATCTCCACGATGCGAACCCACTTCTCGTTCGTTGGCACGCTGCTGTCGTTGGGGTTCAGACCGAGCATCGTGCGTCCACCGATTGTGGAGCTGGCGTCGATCCACTTCTGGTACACCCGTGGCGAGAAGTCGGTCTCCGGCCGGTCGTAGCGCACCGCAGCCTCGTCGAGCGGCATCAGGTACACGTGACCTACGTAGCGCTGTTGGTCCCAGCTGCAGGCCGTGGCGTCGACAATGACCTCCCAGGGAGGCAGCGCAGCGGACGCCACGCGCTTGAGCGGGTCAACGCTCTCGACTGGGCTCAGCTTGATGAACGAGCACGGATAGATGAGCGCAAGTCGGGTCGCGTCCTCGAGCTGCTCTCGGATCGTGAGCAGGTACAGGTTCGCGGTTGCCTCAGCGACGTCTGCGTTGCCGCGCGCGCGCACATCGGGCTGCACGAAGACAGCCGGGTTCTTGGCATACAGCGAGCCAAGGTAGCTCTCCACGACAGCGTAGGCCTTCGGGACCTCGGTGCGCAGCACGCCCTCGACAACGTTCTCTTCCTTGGCCCAGAAGTCCGTCATGTAGAGGCGACGCAGTTCGCGCATCTCTTCGCGCCGGTTGGTCCAGTACAGGTCGTGTTGACCGACGATATCGGCAACGTGCGCAGGTGTGAGCATGGGACCTCAGAAGGGCAAGGCAGCGGAGCGAATGCGCCGCGCGCGGGATGCTGCGAGCAGGTCGTCTATCCGCGTGCGTCCCGACTGTAGCGCGGTTGTGCGCCAGCTTGACGGCACATCGCGCAGGCAACGGTACGCCAAGGCCATCGCCATCGCCGCATCGTCATGCGCGCCCTTGGGCGCCTCTGGCGCGACCTTGCCCGGAGGGATCGTGAGGCTGCGCAACTCAAGCCACGTTGGCCGGTCAAGCATCTTCACAAGCTGCAACGACTCACGCAGCGTGTCGAACGCATCGAGTTTGCTCTGCAGCGTCGTGACCCAAGGCTTTCCCGTCTTCGGATCGCGCCATTGTGCGTTGTAGCCGCAGGACTGGAGCTCAAGCAGCAACGCATGGCCGTGGTTGTTGCTCTCGGCAAGCATTAGCGCCTGGTTGTACCGGGTCGCTACCTGGATGCAGCGATGCGCCCAAGCTGAAGGCGTGACCTTGTTGTTGCGCTCTGTGTAGACGACCTGCGACGTTGCAACGGACACGACGCAAAGCGCGCTGTAGTCGCCACCAACGCCACCGCCGACGTCTACACCCATGACGTAGCGGTCATGCGGGTGTGGCTTCTCAATCTCTCGCCCCGCGTTCTCTCCATGCAGCGCGTGTTCGAGCACGTTGACCTGCGCAAGCAGCTCGTCGCCGTAGTAGCCGCCCTCGCGCTCGAGGAAGCAGTCATCGATCGAGGCCGGGTACTCGCGTCTGAACTTGTGCTCCGAGCCAAGCCGAGCACATGTGCGGCGTCGCCAGTGGAGTTGGCCCAGGCTGAGACCGTAGGCTTCGCGCTGCGACTTCTCCGCATCGGTCAAGCTCGCCTCAAAGTCATCCGGGATGAGCTTCGCGCCGTCGCAATAGGTCGGGTGCTCATGCCAGAACATCGTGAGCAGAGTCCAGCCGTTCTCTGGCGCGCCACGCACAAGCGAGCTGTAGAAGTCGGCCGGGTTGTTGGCGGTCGACTCCACGATGAGCAGGCCGTCTCCTACAGCCGCATCCACCTGCGCCAAGACCTCTTCCAAGTCCGGAGCGTACGCAGCTTCGGAGATGAGCGCAGCCGCTGGCGTGAACGAACGCAGGCCGGTCTGAGACCGGCTGGTGAACGCCTGTAGGCTTGCACCGGTGTCGCCGTACACGAGGCGAGCTCGAGCGCGGGTCTCGACCGGCCGGGTCAAGAGCGCCGGAAGCTGGTCAAGCCATCGGCGATTGTCGTCAAGCAGCATGACCGCGCTGTCGTCGCGCATGCTGATGACCGCGTGCATCGCTGCGTGCGGTGTCGTGTAGGCCTTCCAGTGCATCACCATCTTCGCACCGGTCGTTGCTGCGACCTGTCGCGCCTTGAGAATGAGGATGCGCTTGTGACCTGCCTTGACCGCCTCGAAGATCTTGACCTGCATCGGCAACGGCACGAACGGCACAAGCTGCTTGCTGTCCTTGTCCTGCACTCGATGCAGCCGCGCGAACTTGTCGGCATCACTGACCAGTTGCGCGACTGCAGCGCGGTGCGGAATCGGGACGGCGCCAGGGACGAAGGCGACCATCAGCTCACCACACGGAGCACAGCCTCAAGCTCGGCCATCGCCTGCTTCGTGCCCTCGGTCTTCGGCTGCGCCTTCGCGAACTCGTAGGCTTTGTCGAGCGTCCATTGTGCCGCCCGCACCGCTGTCGCGTTGCCCTCACCGGCCTCGAGCGTCTCTCGGAGCAACTGCAGCGCGCGCTCGGTGAGCACAGGCAGCGCGGCCTCGATGAGCGCGACCGGGTCGGGGGGCGGTGGCGGCTTGGTTGCCTTGTACCAGTCCGCCCACTTGTAGAGGTTGTCCACGCCCCAACGCTGATAGACGGCGACACCGTTCGTCACCCTCTCTGCGATGACGGCCCGATGGTCCTTTTCGTTGTCGACCATCCACGACACGACGCGCTTCTGTGTGTCCGTCAGCTCGTCCCAGCACTGCGGCTCTTTGCCGTCAGGCAGCCTAATCACGGGTCTCTTGATGCTCATCGGCAATCCTGCATGCAGGGTGCTGCCCGCCATCATCGCCAAAACAACGGCGCGACGGCTGCGACCAACAGCATACCGCCGCGCCTAGTCGCCGCCCACTTGCCGGCTACTTCACGTGCTCGCCCCGCGCGATGGCGTCCGCCCACTGCCACGTGCTGCCTCGCCCATCGTCCTCGATGGCCTGCAGCCAAGCGACAATCGCCGCGCGTTCATGTATGGCTGCCCGATCAGCGCGCTGATGAGCGGAAGGGATGCGCGATAGGTCGAAGCCAACTTCATACGCACCAGGATTCACTTCGTTCACACCACGTTGGCGCACATCGACAAGCACACCTTGAGCTCGCAAGCTGCGATGCGCTCTGCCTACTGAACGTTCACAGCGTCCAGTGAGCGCTGCTATCTGCCTATAGCTACAACAGCTTCGAGTGCGTTTTGCAGGCTTATCGTCACAGGACTGAACGAGCAGACAACCTAAAACCGCGCGCTCTGTGATGCTTAGGCCATTGCGGCCCCAGATGCCACGGAGTTCAGCGACACGATCAAGATGGACACGGCCATTCATCGCGCACCTCGCTTGACCGCCGGCCCTACAGTCCACACGTGCTCTTCGGGCCGAACAACAGGCTTGACCTGCTTCGTGCAAGGAATCGCAGATGCAGCGACGATCGAAGGCGCGCACCGGCCCTCGAGCTGCATCTGCCACAACACGGCGGCCTCTGCCTTTTGAATGGCTCCGGAGCGCCTGAACTCGTAGTCTGCCTGCTCCAGGTCTCGCCTTGTGAGCTCGTCGATGTGCGCTTCGACCTTGTCGACAGCGATGCACAGCGCGGCTGCGATGATCACGATGATGCCGCGTGCGGCCTTTGCGGTGTCAGTCATGGTTGCTCCTGTCGCTCGCCTCGTTGGATGTGGCGGCATGCTGTAGTATGCTACAGCATGCTAACCATCAACCGGCCCGGATGATTCTTTTTGCGACCGCCGCTGCAATCTCGTTGGGAGCAGCGCAGTAGTGCCGCTTCTTGTCGGGTAGCGGCGGCTCTGGCTCATCACCGAGCAAGCGACCAAGCCAAGGCACTTCGGTCTTGGCCCACTTGACCAGGTCTTCGGGGTCGCCTTCACGCAGCGCTGCAGCGCGACGATGCTCGAGCTCGCTGCGCAGCTTGGCTGCAGCTTCGACGTCCGGCTTCACGGTCCACGATCCGGCCTCGAGCTGATTCCAGCGAACCCAGACTTCACCGACGGCCTTCGTCGCCCGTGGCCCAAGGATGCGCCTCGAGACAGCGCTGCGAATCGCGCCTGGCTTGACCCACTCGCTTCCTTCCAGCGTCTTGAGCAACGTGTCGCGCGCGGCCTTGTCGTTGAGCGCACGCATCTCAAGCCACACGTTGACGGCTTCGTCGATGTCGTGCGGGCTGATGTTGCGTTCATCGTCCGGTGCTGTGCTGTTGTGCCGCTCTGCCAGCTTGCCGAGGTTGTCGCGCAGATACGCGATCATACTTTTAGAAGATCTCGTCATAGTCGCCATCCTCCATCGGTTGCATCCGTGCTCGAGCGCGATCGGCTGCGAACGCATCGACGGCCGCCCATCGCTCCACCCATGCCGGTTCTGGCTCGCCAGCTGCTAAGGCAGCCTCCCACCGATCGAGCTCAGGCTGCAACGGGCCTTCACTGCCCTTCCAGCGACGGCGATCGGCGTACTCGGGATGCGCAAGGCAAGTCGAGAAGTCGACCGTGTAGTCGGTCGTGCCTCTCCCATCCTCGCCCCGCAAGAAGGCGGCCTGCGGACTTCGGAGCATCCAGACGTACCCGTCGACGATGCTCTGCGCGCTCCGCTTCGCCAAGGCCTTCTCGAGCTTCGGGACCCAGGTGCCCTCCGATAGCTTGCGGCCTCGATGCCGCATCAGACGCAGCGCATCAAGCAGCGCCAACAGCTGCGCTGCTTCTGCTGTCCGCTTGACCTTCTCCGGCTTCGGACGCTCTTGCGTCGGCGTAGCCGACAAGATCTGTTCGATGTCGGTGTGGCTGTTGGTGTTGCTGTTGCTGTTATCTTTAGGGGCCCTTGCTGCGCCCTCGGTGCGCCCTTCGTGCGCCCTTGCTGCGCCCTCGGTGCGCCCTTTTACGTTGAGAACGTCGTCATCCACGGGTACAGGTGCGCCCTCGGTGCGCCCTTGCTGCGCCCTTGCTGCGCCCTCGGTGCGCCCTTGCTGCGCCCTTTTAGGATCGGGGTCGCCGAAGCGCGGATCAGCCCACCATTCAACGTCGCTGCAGACGATGCGGGCCGCCTTCTCGGTGATGCCCCAACGCTCCGCAAGCAGGCGGTAGCCGGGTCTGTCGCCCTTGTGGGCTCGTTGACGGCTTGCCCAGTACCGCAGGTCATGTCGTTGCGCGCCTAAGGGCCACGGCTTCATCAGTGCCGACGCAACCGCTTCCCAGTCGCATCGTTCAATCGGGTCCCAGCCTTCGCCAGTTGGCGCGGCCGTCTGACGCGCAGATGTGCGCGAACGGCCCCTGTTCGGGGCTTCATCGTCGGTCATGTCTTCTCCTGTCGAGAGATGGCCTCCCCTGCCCAACCGCCCGCCGGGTCCCGGTAGCTACTCCGGGCCGACGGACGGGGTGCGCGGGCTGAGTCGCGCGGGGACAGGAGGACAGCCGGGGCTCTACGGCGCCCCGCTCTTGCCTACCAGAAGCAGCGCGAATCGACAAGTCAAAAGCAAAGACGGCACCCGGACCATTCCGGATGCCGCCCCCTCGTTGCATTGCGTTCTGCGCGCGCCTTTCTACAGAGCTTCTGCTCTGCGCGCAACCTCCGCTGCAATGTCATCGTGCCAGCTCTCCCACACTGCCAGCTGCGCCGGCCGGGGTTGGCGCTCGAGATCCGGATGCTCCCGACGCCGCGCCTCGATGACGCGCTCGGCCTGCCAACGCAGGTCGGCAAGCGGGACACGCCGCTTCGTCGGGAGCAACAACCGCGCTGCAGTGATGGCGACTTTGTCGGCGCTAAGCACGTGAACCTCTGGCCATCGAAAGCAGCAACTCCGCAAAGGCGAGCGGTGTTCGCCTGCGCCGCGGATCGCTACTCGACGTCCTATCAAAACGGCCGGATGCTTTTGATGCGCCCCAAAGCAAAGGCGGAGGAGGTGTCGCGCCAACATAATACAGCAACGTCGGCTTCGGCATAAAGTGACCGTAGCAACCTTGCTCGACTCGGCATGACCAACCAGGCCGATACAGCGTGCGTGCCCATCCAGA